GACTAATAAAAATTGTTTTATTTTACTTCCACCACAACAATCAGAGTTGTATGAGCAATCTAAGAAACGAATACATCGCATTGGACAGGAACGATCGTGTTTCTATTACAACTTAATTGTTGAAAAGTCAGTAGAAGAACGAATTTATCGAGCTTTAAAAGAAAGGAGAGATTATACTGATGAACTCTTTAAAAGTGATTTTGATTAATGGAGAAGAGTTTCAAATGACTGAAGATGAAATTTTAACAGTTATGACTGAATACATTAAGAAAAAACGAGAATGGACTAGAAAAGTAGATTCATTAATTAAGGCTGGTAAAGGTTCTATGGTTAATGAAATTAAGGTTCCAGCAGTAAAAGGACATAGTGTAGGTAAAAATTGGAATATTCAAATAAGGAGTATAGAAGAATGAACGAATTAACAGGATTTGAACAAAGCAACATTGCGTTATTCAAGGATCTAAAGTTATTAGAGAATAGTATTAAGGAACTTCAAGACAAACAGAAGAAATATAAAGATGAATTAGTAAAGCAAATGGAACAATATAACGTTAAATCAATCGATAATGACTTCGTAAAAGTTACTTATGTTGCTCCAACTCAATCAACAAGTGTTGACTTGAAAACATTTAAAGAAAAAGAACCTGAAGAATACGATATGTTGTTGAATGATTATCCTAAGGTAACTAATCGCAAGGGTTATGTACGAATTAAGGTGAAGTAATGGCTGGAGAAAAACGATTTGAAAAAAAGGTTGAAAAATACTTAGAGAGTCAAGGGATATACCAGAATAACACTAAAAAACAAGATAAGACCATTAAAGATAACGGTTGGTTCTTCAAAGTTTGGGGTGGTGGATTTCAATCAGGAGGAATTCCTGATTTAATCTGCAACATTAACGGTTTCTTCTTGAGTATCGAATTAAAGGATATTCGAGGACAACCTAGTGAATTGCAAATTAGAAATACAAAATTGATTAATCAAACTAATGGTATTGGATTAATCCTATATCCACAAGGGTTTGATACTTTTAAAAAGATTGTTGAGGTGATGTTAGCTTGCAACTCTCATATTCCAGAGTATCTACATTTGAGCGAAATCCACTTGAATATAAACTCAGGTATCTTGAAAAGTTAGATACATTACCAGATTTTGAACCAACTGATCCATTAATTTTAGGGACTGCGATGCATGAACTAATTCAAAAAAATCAAAATGCAATTCAACAGTATTACATGTCATATCCATTAATTAATGACAAACACATCGAAGAAGCAATCAAGCTTGAGTTGTTATCTAAGAAAGTTTTGGATTTATTACCTGAATATGGATTTTATGAAGTAACGCTTAGCAATCAAGATTATATTGGTTTCATTGACATGTTGGTTAAAAACGATGATGGAACGTTTGATATTTATGATTTTAAATATTCAAATTCAATCGATAATTATATGAAGTCAGCTCAACTTCATTTGTACAAATACTACTTTGAACAAACTGGAAGAAAAGTAAAACATCTTAGATATGTTTTCATTCCAAAAATTAGATTAAAGCAAAAGAAAACAGAATCTGAATATCAATTCAGACAACGATTAAAACGAGCAATTAATAAAGATTATCAAATAAAAATTAAAGATGTTGAATATAATCCCAATAAGGTTATTGAATGGTTGACAGCTGCTAAACATATGTCAGAAGCTACTGAATTTCCTTTAAATGAAGATGATCCATTTTGGAAATATAGCCCTTATCGAGATTATGTTGAGAAAGGATTGACATACAACATGGTTACATTACCTAAAAATAAACGTAGAATATTAACAGAAGTTACACGTAGAAAATTATGGATTTATGGCGCTCCATTTACTGGAAAAACTACGTTTGCTAATGAATTTCCAGATCCATTAATGCTAAATACTGATGGAAACACAAGTTATGTAGACGCTCCAGTGGTACCAATTAAAGATGAAGTTACAACTACTGGTAGAAGAACAAGTCGTAAATTTGCTTGGCAAGTGTTCAAAGAATACATCGACGAATTGGAAAAGAAAGACAACGATTTTAAGACAATCGTCGTTGATTTGGTGGAAGACTTATATGAATCTTGTCGTTTATATATGTATGACAAACTAGGTATTGAACATGAATCAGACGATCCATTCAAGGCTTGGGACGAAGTTAGAACTGAATTTCTATCAACTATGCGTAGAGTAACTAATTTAGATTATGAAAACATTGTTCTAATTTCTCACGAAGATTCAACTAAGGATATTTTAAGTCGTGCTGGTGCTAAGTTGACGACCTTTAAACCCAACATTCAAGAGAAGGTAGCAAATAAAATTGCTGGTATGGTTGATTTAGTTTGTCGAGTAGTTGTTGAAGATAACGAACATATTTTAAGTTTTAAAACTACCACGACTCAATTCGGTGGTGGTAGATTGAGTGATTTATCAGTTGATTCAATTAACTTAAATTATGATGAATTGGTTGATGTTTACAATACATCATTAGTTGATACTAATAAACCTAAAAAACGCAAACAAACAAAAATTGAAGATGTTGACGAAGAAGAAACTCAAAAAGCAGAAATTGAAGATACTGAGGAAAAATCTAAGGAAGAAAAACCAAAGACACGTAAACGTAAAAAACGTGAAGAACCTGTAGAAGATCCCGATGTAGAAAAATCTGCAGAAGATACTGAGGAAAAACCTAAGGAAGAAAAACCAAGAAGACGTCGTCGCAGAACACGACAAGTCGAAGAAGATTAATTTTAGGAGGAACTTAAAACATGAGTAATTGGACTAAATTTGACAAAGAATTTGATAACGAAGCATTAAGGGATGAAGTTAAAGAAGCAGCAGAAAACGGTGGACGTGGAGATTATCCAGACATTCCAACTGGTGAATATGAGGTTTCAATCGAAAAATTAGAAGCTACATCTTCTAAAAAAGGCGATCCAATGGTAACAGTTTGGTTCAACATTTTAGACGGTGAATATGAAGGGTCTAAAATTTTTATGAATCAGGTAATTACTAAAGGTTTTCAAATTCACACAGTAAATGAATTTTTACGTTCATTAGGTACAAAGAATGAAGTTGAGTTTGAAACTTATAGTCAATATGAAAAATTAATTGATGATATTTTCGATGATATTGATGCTGACGGATTAGAGTATCTCCTAGATTACGGAGAATACAAAAACAAGCGTGGAAATGTTTATCCAACGTTTAAGATTAAAGAAATTTTTGAAGATTAATCGTTAATTATGTGGCGGGTGGGCTAGGGATAATGCATTTTTCTGTAAACCAGGAATGCTACATTAATTTACTCTCCTAAGGAAAGGTTGACCTATCTGGTTTGATTTTATAACGGTTCGATTCCGTTAAGGTCGATAAGCTGTTAGTAATAACAGTCAAAGTTAAATGAGGTGTTTAACATGTTGATTTTTTATGACTATGAAGTCTTTAAATACGATTGGTTAGTCGTTATTAAAGATCCTGAAAATAAAACCGAAACAGTAATCATTAATGATTCTGAAAAATTAAAGAAGTTTCATCAAGAACATGAAAATTGTATTTGGGTTGGTTACAACAACAATCATTACGATCAATGGATACATAAATCAATATTATGTGATATCAATCCTTATGAAATTTCAGACATGATTATTAACAAAGGTGTACCTGGTTGGAAAGCGTCAAGGTTATTCGGACAAATTAAGATGTTTAACTACGATGTGATGATTCGTGGTGATGGTGGTTTGAAGTCACTTGAAGGGTTTATGGGTTCAAATATTAAAGAATCTGACGTAGATTTCAATATTCAACGTAAGCTGGCCCAAGCAGAAATTGACGAAACTATTAAGTATTGTAGACACGACGTTGAAGAAACGATGGAAGTATTTCTAAATCGTCAAAGTGATTTTAATGCTCAACTTCAATTATGCAAGCTACCTACACAAAAGATGAATTTATCCTATTTGTCTAAGAGTAAAGCTCAAATGGCAGGAATTATTTTAGAAGCACGAAAGAAAGTTTATCATGATGAATTTGATTTAGACTTTCCAGATACTCTAAAGATTGAAAAATACACTCAAGTTTTAGATTTCTATAAAAATCAAGAAAATCGTGATTATTCAAAATCTTTAAAAACTGAAATTGCAGGCGTCCCACATATCTATGCTTGGGGTGGAGTTCATGGAGCTAAACCACAATATTTTGGAGAAGGATATTTTATCAACATGGACGTTACAAGCCTATATCCAAGTTTAATGATTCAATACGGACTATTATCACGCTCAATCAAAGACCCAAGAAAATTCAAAGAAATCTATGATACACGAGTTAAATATAAGCATGAAGGCAACCCACTTCAAGCACCGTTAAAAATCGTTATTAACTCAACTTATGGAGCGATGAAAGATAAAAATAATCCGTTATATGATCCAAGACAAGCAAATCGAGTATGTATTTACGGACAACTACTATTAACGGATCTGATCGAGAAGTTAGAACCTTATTGTGAAATTACTCAATCAAATACAGATGGTGTTTTGGTTAAGTTAAGAAGTGAAGATGACTTTGATTTAATTGATGATATCGCTTGGGAGTGGGAGAAACGAACACATTTGAGTTTAGAATTTACTGAATTTAAACGTGTTTACCAAAAAGACGTTAATAATTACGTCATGATTGGAACTGATGGACACGTCAAAACTAAAGGTGCTTATGTTAAAAAACTAAATCCATTGGATAATAATTTACCAATTTTAAATACAGCCTTGGTTAATTATTTTGTCAATAACATTCCAGTAGAAGATACCATTAATGATTGTGATGATTTAGAACAATTTCAATTGATCGCTAAATTATCAAGTAAATATAAGTATTTGTTATTAAACGGTGAGATTTTAAACGAAAGATGTGTTAGAGCATTTGCTAGCAGAAAAGATACTGATGGTGGATTGTTAAAGGTTCATTCGGTTACTGGTAGACCTGCTAAATTTCCGAATAGTCCTGAGAAATGTTTTATTTTTAACGACAATATAAAAAATGTAAAAGCACCAGAATACCTAGATAAACAATGGTATATAAACATGGCTAAAAAACGATTGAAGCAGTTTGGGGTGAGTTAATTGAAATTGTATCGTGGGTATGTGAAGTCCAATAAAAAGGGGGCGATTGAGAAATTCAAAGATGTTCCAGATGAAAAACTACGTACGTTGGACAACGTAAAAAAGTTTGATTCTTATGGTGGGATTTTAGCTGAAGATATTGTCATGCTTGATGTTGATAGTATCGAAGATTCAGATAAGTTACTAGATATATTAGATGACCTAGATTATCCTTGCATCGCAAGATTTACAGAACATGGAGTTCACTTCTATTTTAAAAATATCAACAAGAATAAACGTAACGGAACTAAATTGTTATTACCAATAGGCTTGGTAGCAGATGTCAAATATGGTTATAATTCAACGTTTGAACCTTTAAAAATCAATGGCGAAGAAAGAGAAATAGCTTTAACTGGAGATGAATTAGGGGAGTTGCCTTATTGGTTACGTCCACTAAGTAAGCGAAATTCTAAAAAAATAAAAAATTGATAATTTACGTTCAGGAGATGGACGTAATGAAACACTTTATCCATATATTTTAACGCTGCAAAGTGAAGGCTTATCTAAAGAAGAAATCAAAAAAACATTCAATTTGATTAATAAATATATTTTTGAAGATCCCTTACCTGTAGAAGAGTTAGAAACTATCACTAGAGATGAAGCTTTTAACAAAAAAGTCTTTTATGTTGACGGTAAATTTAGTCCTAACCTGTTTGGGGATTATCTGATATCAGAATTAAATATTAAACAAATCAACGGTCAATTGCATAGTTATGATAATGGTGTGTATGTTGCTGGAACTAAAATTATTGAAAGTAAAATGCTTGAAATTCTACCAAGTATTAGACGTTCTAACCGTCAAGAAGTTCTATCATACATTGATATTAAAAGTCTTAAAAATTACAGTTCACAAGATGCTAATTTTATAGCATTCAAAAATGGTGTATATAACATCAAAGAAAAAAGATTAGAACCATACACTCCTAATATCATAATTACTAACAAGATTGATTATGATTATGGACCTAGTGCTAAATGTTCTTTGGTTGATGAGATTATGGATAAATTAGCGTGTCATCAACGTGATTTGGTTAATTTGTTGTATGAAATTATTGCATATACATTCTATCGCAGAAACGAACTAGGTAAATTCTTTATTTTAACTGGTTCAGGTGCTAACGGTAAATCAACGTATTTAGACATGATACGAACCCTGTTAGGTAGTAAAAATATCTCATCTTTAGATGTGTCTGAGTTGGATCAACGATTTAAAACCAGTGAATTGGCTGGAAAATTAGCAAATATTGGCGATGATATTTCTGATTCCTACATTAAAGATACATCAATTTTAAAAAAGTTAGTTACTGGTGAAGCTGTTACGGCTGAACGTAAAGGATTAGATCCTTTTATGTTTGAAAATTACTCAAAATTGTTATTTTCTGCCAATTCAATACCAAGACTTGGGAAAGGTTCAGATACCAAAGCATTGAATCGCAGAATGGTTATTGTTCCATTTAATGCTACATTTTCTCCTAAAGATCCAGACTACAAACCATATATTAAATATGATTTGAGACAAGAAAATGCGATTAAATATCTAATTGTTAAATCAATAGAAGCATTGCATCGAATTTTAGAAAATAATGGATTCACTAAATCAGAGTTAGCAGATAGAGAATTAGAAAAATACGAATACGAAAACAATCCAATTTTAGGGTTCTTTGACGATTTAGAAGAAACTGATTATTTAAACCAACCAACTAAAGATGTCTATAAATTATATACAGAATATTGTTTGAGAAATGGTTTAAATTCAGTTTCTAATATTAGTTTTAGTCGTCAAATAACATCACATTTTAACTTAACGAGTAAATCATCAAGGGTTAATGGTAAAGTAATCAGAATTTATATAAAGGAAGAGGAGTAATGGAGGCATTAGATAATGAGTAAAGTTTACATCGTATCAGATAAAAATCAAAAGCGAATGAAGAATCTCATAGATATTAATATTTTGAAAATCAGAAAAGGTCCAACACTATTTATGACACCTTTTAAAACAACAGCTATTCAATTAGCAAAACTTTATAAATATAGTGCTAATTCAGAAGATGTTGTTATTGATGAATATGAACCGCTACGTGATATTTTTATTATCACAAAATCTTGGACTTTAAAGGAGCTAGAAGATGAAGATAGCAAGTAAATTATTGTCAGTATTAATTAGTATCACAACATTTGCGAGTGGAATAACTTTATTTTTGGAAATAGCTTATTTCTTTGATTTAAAAACATTAGGTATGTTCTTTGCAGAGATTTGTATAATTTTTAGTTTAATTTACACCAAACGTAACCTTGATTTTATGATTTATCAAGATGAATTACGGAAAAAATATAAGACAAGGAGAAGTAGAGATGAATAAAATTTTCGTAGTAAGTGGAACCCGATATAGTACAGATGTTGAAATATGGCATACCAGAACTGATCTGTTTCATAACATTATCGGAATTTACTCAACTAAAAGACATGCTGATGAAATAGCAGAACAAATTGGACGAAGTAGAGAATCTAACTATTTTCCAGACTCAATTAAGGTTAAAGAGTATCAATTACACGAAGGGACGTATTATTTACAAGATGAACGATAAAGAAAAACTTGATGCAGCGATATTTTTACTCAAAAGTGCTAGAGAACAACTAAAGTTACCTTATTACAAATTTAATACAACTAGATATGTTGATGAAATTAGAGAGGCAAGAAGATTACAAGCTGATGTACTTAGAGAATCAAAAACACTTTTTGAAAGATTGAAGTAATTAACAGATATTACCACATTTGAGTGGTAATTATGCGGGTATACGTTAAAAGGTAGACTGCCAGACTCCCCATTCTGGAAGTGCGGGTTCGAGTCCCGTTATCCGCTTAATATCGATATTAAATTAAAGTTAATGGAGTTGATGATATGGTTAGGAATAAAATGGAAGATCTGAATAACATACTGTTTGAACAATTAGAACGTTTGAATGATGATAGCTTAAATCTAGACGAAGAATTAAAACGAGCTAAAGCCATTAGTAATGTATCAGATAAACTTATTCAGAGTGCTGATTTGCAATTTAGAGTTATGAAATTAAGAGCTGATTTGACTGGAGATGTTAAAACTCCTGAAGTATTGGAGGTAAAAGATGTCAAAAAAATTGAGTCCAAAGATAATTAGTTGGTTAGAAATTAACGTTCCTGGTAAACCCTGGATAGAATCATTTGAATTGTTTCAAAAAGAATTTCCTGATTTTCCTTGGACACTAGATAATATGAAACAAGCATGTTATAGACGTAATATTCATAACGGTATCAGTGGAAAATTTAAAAAGGGTCAAAAACCTTGGAACAAAGGAATGAAAGGGTTAAGGACTCCTGGTTCTGAGAAAGGTTGGTTTAGAAAAGGTCAAAAATCAGCTACTGAGAAACCATTAGGAAGTGAATATACGTCTGATGGATATCTAATGGTTAAAGTAAAAATGAACGGTCCTAGAGATAAAAGATGGAAATTAAAACATGTATTAATTTGGGAAAAATATAACGGTCCAGTTCCTAAAGATAATGTAGTTACATTCTTAGATGGAAACAAAAGAAATTTTGATATTAACAATTTGGCTTGTATCAGAAAAGGTGTAAATAGTGTTTTAAATAAGAAGAAACTACGCTCACAAAATAAAGAAATTTTTAAAGTTAGAGTAGCCCAAATTGAATTGGATCAAAAGATAAAAAAGATAACTAAGAATTTAGGAAGTGATTGAGTTGGGTAGGAGAAAGAAAATATTATTCACTGATTATTTCATAAATTTGGTAGACACTTATAAGCTTAATCAAGTCGCAGATAAAACATACGATAAATATTGTTTGTCATATAGACATTTGAAGAAAATTTGTCCTGATTTGTATTTACAAGATATGAACGCAAATGATTATCAACAAATCTTAAATGAATTTGGTAAGACTCATGAAAAAGCTACTACAGTAGATTTTCATCATCAATTAGCTTGGGCTTTGAAACGTGCTTATAACGTTGACGGATTAACAGACAGAGATGTTACTTATGACGCTCAAATTCCTAAAGGTATTACTAGAAAGAAAAAAGCCAAGTTTATGGAACTTGATGATATGAAAAAGTTAGTAGATATGCTAAAGCATTTAAATTCATCTTCAGCTAATTTCTTTTTGATTCTATTAAAAACAGGATTGAGATACGCTGAAATTTTAGGAATAACATTAGAAGATATTGATTTTGAAAATAAAACAATATCTATCAACAAGACTCTAGATTATAAGAATCATGGTGGAGATCGTGATTTCGCAAGAAGATTCAAAACGACTAAAAACAAATATTCAGTTAGAACAATTCCAGTAGATGAAATGGTGTTGTATCTATTTTATAGAAACGCTAAAGGTGCTGATAAAGATGAGAGTATTTTTGGTTCAATTAAAGGATTCCAGTACAATTCAACACTTAATAAAAGACTAGAATGGACGTGTAAATTAGCAGGGGTTCCTGTTATGTCCGTTCATGGTTTAAGGCACGAACATGCCACTTATCTAGTTAGTCAAGGTATTGATAGTAGAGCTGTTGCTGAAAGACTAGGACACGTTGACGATACCGTAACTAGAGAAGTTTATATTCATAGATTAGAAACAGAAAAAGTCAGAGATAATCAAGAAATCTTAAGGAGTGTTTCTAAAATATGACAGGATTCAGAGAACCAATTCAAGGCAATGTTCCTTATTACTTGGGTCTGCAAGTTAAAGAAAGAATTGAAAAACTGAAAGTTGATGCCGTAGAACGACTTGAATTGATCAGAAAGAAACATCCAGAATTTGATTTTACTTTCAAAGACCATAAAGGCTTGTCTAGTGTAATCAGAATAACATGTAAAAAATGTGGTAATTCAAGAGAACTGATTTTATCTAATATTACAAGAGATGGTTTTAGCGATGTATGTAAAGTATGTCCTAGAAATGCTAAATATGACAAGATGCTAACTAAAACAAAAGATCTAATTAAGAAATATCCAGATTGGGAAATCTGTTATCACGATAGAAGATTCGTAAAGATTAAACATAAATGTGGAGATTACACACTAAGTAGAGGATATGAAACAATGGAAAAGATACTAAGCAAAAAAGAACCAGTATGTTTTGCATGTAAGAAACGTAAAATCAAAGCCTTGAATTTAAAAGTATTAAAAGAAAGTTCTCAATACTGGGAAATTCTTGACGAAGGTAAAACTTTTGAAGATGAAATCAAAATTAAGTGTAGGGGATGTGGCAAAGAAAGGTATGTTACTCAAGGTAATTTAATTCTTTTAATCACTAGACCACAATGTAGGTGTAGATATGGTTTGCCAAGTCATTATGATAACGAAAAGGTAAAAGCACTTAAAGCACTTGATTCAAATCCAGAATGGAAATTAATAAATATTGATGACAATAAGCAACAAATGACAGTTAAACATAAATGTGGAGAGATAAAAACATATCAAGTTGATTCCATTGTTTATCCCAACGATTTGATATGTTTACCATGTAGACGTGCTAGTGGAATGTACAGGGGGTATTAATAAGAATGACAATGAAATTTGACGTAAAAACAGTTAATGAAATTTTAGAAATAGATGACGCTTTTAAAGCTCCAACAAAAATGATGAATTTAATGTTAGATCCTAAAAAGCGTGAAGAAACATTTAAGAAGTTTTTAGAAATTGAAACCGACATGAGTTATGAATGGTTTCAAGAATATTTTGGCGATGAACAGGCTGAAAGAAAATCAAAGAAACAAGATTTTACAGCTAGTTCAGTTTCTAATTTAGTTGCTAAGTTAGTTGGGAAAGATAAGAGTACTTATTACGAACCGGCAGCAGGTACTGGTTCAATGCTAATTGCTAAATGGTATAACGATAGATTAAAAAATCCTTTATACAAGCGTCCAGAAACTGATAATCCACTAATTAAGTTACTAACATCTTCAATCTTTACCTATGACCCACGTGCTTACTGGTATCAAGCAGAAGAATTATCAGATAGAGCAATTCCATTTTTGATTTTTAACATGTCTATTCGTGGAATGAACGGTTCAATAACTCAATGTGATTGTTTATCAAGGAAAGCTACTAGAGCATTTTTTATCAGAAATGATACACCTAATTATTTAGGATTTTCAGAAGTAATTGAATTACCAAAAAATCAAGAAGTAGCTGATTTATTGGGAGTTCACTGGGAGGAATAAAGATGGCAAGTATTGATGAAATAATTGGATATTATCAAGAAACAGGAAATTTCATGAAAACGGCAGCTAAATTCAAGATGAATAAGCGTATCTTACATTTGACGTTAGCTAAGGCTAGAGTATTAAAGATTAACGATAAGATTGATTATGGTTCAACAAATGTTAGATTTGGTGGATTAGCTGAGAAGAAATTTAGTGAGATATTTCCAGAAGCAATTTCAACAAATGATTACTGGGTTAGAAATCATCCAGACTATGACTTTGACCTAAAGAAACTAAGGATAGATGTTAAGTATTCTAGTATTCATATTAAAAAAACAGGTAATGAAGAATGGACTGCTCACGGAAATAGAACTAAACATAAACAAGAAAATCCAGTTGATTTCTTTGTTATATTCTTAGAACGAGAAAAGGGTAGTAAGTTAGATAATCCACATATTTTAGCAATTCCTGGTGGTATGGCTAAAAGTGAAATTCATATTTCAAAAAGTGGTATGTTTTTTAACGAATTCAGAATGAAAGACGAATCAGAATTAAGAGAATATTTATTAGCTTATGCAGATTTAGTGTAATTAATCGGTGCAAAAATTGTAAAAATTGCACTGAAAAAATGATTTAACAGGAGATCTAGTTATGATGATTATGAATGAAAACATGCTCAATATGCTTAAGGAGCTAGATAGTGAATTTCCAGATGATTACGGATTACGTGAAGGGTTGAGAATTGACGCTATTGACCTTAAAGACAACTACGATGATGATATTGATTTTGATGAAGAATTATTAGACGAGTTGCGAATCTATTACAAAAACAAAACCATACTTATCAAGCGTTATGACAGAGATAACTGGGAAATCGAAGATGAAGATTACTTGGGATTTACTGATTTTAAAAAAATTGGAAAAATCCTAAGTATAGTTATGAAACATTTAGGCAGAATCGAGTTAATTTAATTCGGTGTGTAAAAATAGTCTGTTAAAGGAGTGTAAGCAATGGAATTGATTGAAGAAATTAAGGAATTAAAAGATTACAAAGAAAATAAAGATTTAACAATTGCAGAATTAGCGAGAAGAATCGAAGACGATGATACAACAGTCGGTAGATGGTTAAAGGGTGGAGCTACACCTAGCTGCTATTCTTTACATAAAGTACGAAGATTTTTAAATAGCATCAAAAATTCAGAAGATCCAAAACCACTAGGATCATTTAAAGACAAAGTGACTAGAGAGCGCGAACAAACAAAAAAAGATATTGATTATCTAAAACAACGTATTACAGCTTTAAACGATATTGAAGATTTAGATGCATTAGTGACTGAATTAAACGTTACTGCACAACTTGGAAATCTTGTGCGTGATGCTCACAACACACCATTTTAATGAGAAAGGAGGACGAGCAAATGAAGATTAATTATGAAAGCAACAATGATGAACACGTGTATCAAGTTGGCGATGTTGTCAGGAATAGTTATGACGACTTATATCTCATAGCAGACAACCCAGAAGGAGAATTTTTTGTTGTTAACTTACGAACCAATTTGGTTTATGGAGCTTATAAGACGATGGACGATTTAAGCCGTGACGTTGGTATTGGCGATGAAGATGATGTTTTAGTTCATGCGGAAATAAATGTTCTATAAGGAGGCTAAATAGTGAAGTTATATTTGGTGGAGTATACAGTCGGCAGCGTCATAAGAAACATGATTGTTAAAGCTAAAGACCACAAAGCAGCAGAAAATCAAGTTAAAGTTTCTGTGATAGCAAACATTCATGATGATAATTTTTAGGAGATGTAAGTATGAATTTTGATACAGAAGGCGAAATATTATTTAAGGACGGTTTAAAAGTTCATTTTGATTGTTATCGAGGGCAACGAACAAATACCATTAAATATTTTGATGAAAATAACGAAGAAGTACCATATAACAAAATATGGGGTAGACGGTATGAATACTGCAAATTAACAAGTTCTGAAGGGACCTTGTTTTATCAGAATAATTTCATTGCAGATCGAAGTGAGTTTGATGATGAAACTAATTAAATCTAAAAATCGAGTTCATCAAAATTAACAAAGTATACAAACTTAAAATTGAGAAGGTATGAATATGATAAACAAAACTGATTTTTACAAATACAAAGGTAAGGTATTTTTTAACGTTGAAGATCCTTTTGGTTACAAACATAGAGAAGTTGAAGTATTAGCTATCTATGAAAACACTGCAGCTGTTCGTGATGTTAAAACTGGTTTAACGTGGACGATTCGTAAGCGTGAACTAGGATTAAAAGAAACTGGAAAACTCCACAAACATCACGGTCATTTTGATTATCGGAAAACCAAGCGTCAATGGAAAGGTAAACAAGAACAATTAATTGATATAATTAGAAGTTTATAAGGAGTGATATTAATGTACAAATCAAGACCTATTACAGTGGTTGTCAATGAAAACATCAACTACATTTTGAATAGAGAAAAATTGACTAAAGAATCTTTATATAAAGAAGTTGGACATCAAAAAATTATTTACAATTCAAGTGCAAACACATCTATCCAGAAGTTAGAAGAAATAGCTAAATTTCTAGGTACTAACATTCCGGACCTAGTGACTGATTGGAAAGATGGTTCTTATCCAGATGAACACGAGGAATACGATCGTGGTTACAAAGATGGTAGAAAAGATGCATTAAAGGAATTATATGATAAGGAAGTCAATAAGATCGGATAAAAATTTTGTCAATAAATCAGCGATAAATAATATCGATAGAAAAAATTAATAGATTAGCGTGATCGGTAATAGATCAAATCAAACACTAATGATTCTAGTTAATCATTGAATATAATTTTAAATCACAACGAAATAACATAAATAAAATATTTTACGTATTTCAAAAATTGTGAAGATTTTGTGAATTTGAAAAATAATCTGTTACATCTGTTACACTTTGCTTAAAATATTTTATTTATCAGTTGTTGTAAAATGCAATGAACTTTATAAATCAACATGTAACAGGTTGTAACGAGTTGTAACAGATAAAAAAGGTTATCTGTTACAGCTGTATCCCTTGTGGCTCAAGGGGTTTGGCGATTTTGTAACAGATGTAACGAGTTTGAGTCGCCCTATATTATATATTTTTTTTATTATATATAATATAATAGTATTAAATAATTAATATATTCTATTTCTATTTTTAAAAAATATATAAGAAGTTCATTTTATCTGTTACATCTGTTACACTTCAAAAATAGGGCTTACAAACGTTGATATAATAAGGTTTTAAGTGTAACAGATCGAAAAAGTTAATCTGTTACAATCTGTTACATCTGTTACAAAGATAAAAAATTTTAAGTGAGGTTTAATTTGAATGAGTATAGACAATGAATTTAAGCATAATAAAGCTTATTTAATGCGATATCGAAAAATACATACGAAGATAGATAGACTGAAAGATAAATTAAATAGACTCAACGAACGTTATGATTTAAAGGGTGTATCTTATTCATCTGAACCTTCTAGCTCAAGTTAAAAAAACCTTAGATGACGTTTTAGCTCAAAAGGAATATCTTGAAAATAAAATTGATGAAATGGTAAGTGAATCAATTGATATTAGAAATGAGATTGCAGAAAAGTTATTAGATTTAGATAATCAATTAGAAGCTACAGTTTTAGATTTTTACTTTCTAGAACAATATAGTTTGAATGATATTGCTGATGAATTGTCTTATTCAGATAGACAGATAGAACGATTATATGTTGACGGTATAATGTCGGTAAGATGTCGGTGACAAGTCGGTATATCCATGCTATGATGTGTATGATGATAATTGTCTAGAAGAAATCATCCAATCTTTTATTAATTAGTACATGAGATATTGTTTATATCTATTAACTTTAATTTTTATTTGTTCATTTAAGACTAGAGTTCTTGAAGTATTTGATGTTACTTCTTAAGTTCTCTAGCTTTTTATTTTGGAAAGGATAGTGATTGAATTGGCTCAAAGAGTTGTGCTGATGGACGAAAGAGAATTTGATGAAGTGATGAAAGGATTAGATGCATTACCATTTGAAGTAGATCATATGACAGCAAGCAATGGAAAGTATGTTAATGCTTTGATTACTGTATCTAGATCTAAGGTAGAAGAATCTTTAAAAGCTATGGATTACAATCAGTTGAAAGGTAAAGATATTAATTACCATGCTACAGTCAAGTGGTTGGATTAATGTTGGAGTAGATTAACATGTATGAAGATAAGTACATCAAGTTCTATCATAGTAAGGCTTGGAAGTTAGCACGTAAGCAAGCACTGGCAAGAGACCACTATCTATGTCAAGAGTGTTTGAGACAAGGAATAGTCAGAACAGCCAATACAGTTCATCATATTGTTCCTATTAAAGATGATTTTAATAAACGATTGAAATTAGAAAATCTAGAAACTATCTGCTTGGAACATCACAACCAAGAACATAGAGAAAAACCTAGTGGAGATAAAGAAAAATACAAAAAGTTGAAAGAAAAGAAACGTGAAGTATTTGTGTTTAAAGCAAATCCAGACTTTAAATTATAGTCCCCCCTAGGTCGGAATTAGTTAAAAATATTTTAGATTTCAACGGTGTTGGGGATAGAAAACAATAAATTCGTTTTTCAATCGAAAAAATATTTAAAAATCTGGAAGAAAGGAGTTAATTTTTATGCCACAAGTAGCAAAAAGTGCAATGATGCACCTATATGAAGGAAATCCTAACAACTTAACAAAAAAAGAAATTTATAAAAGGAAAAAGAACGAAGAAAAGTTGAAAGTTTCTTCCAACAACTTAAACCCACCTTCCTGGTTAGAGCCAGGAGCGAAAAAGAATTTTAAACGGATTGTAGAGTTGATGGAACCAACTGGAATATTATCAGATGTGGATATAGATATTCTAGCTGTATATTGTGATACTTATTATGATTATTTATCATATAAACGGAAAATTCGAAAGACTGGAAATCTGATTGAAGGTAAGGTTAATCCATTAATTCGTGAAAAAAGAAATGCCGCATCCGCATTAACTAAATATGCTAACATGCTTGGATTAACTCCTTCTGCTAGAGCGTCGTTAGCAATTCACTTAGATGAAGAAAGTGATGATGACGATGACTTCTAAAATTTTGCAATATAATCAAACTCAGTTGGAAAAATGGTGGAATGATTATAGAGCATCAATGTTGGGTTGGGCTTATTTAGATAAACCGTCGCCAGTAGTTCTAACAACATATTACGCTAAAATGGTTGTTGAAGGCGATATTCCGGCTGGTAAAAACATTATTTTAGCTTGCAAGCGTCACTTGAGAGATTTGGAACGACAAGGCGACGAAGATTTTCCTTGGGTATTTGATGAAGAAAAAGCACATAGACCTATTAGATTTATTGAGAAAAAATGTAAACCGTCAAAGTCAGTCAATGCTCAATTGATTTTACAACCTTGGCAACATTTTATTGTTGGTTCAATGTTTGGTTGGGTGCATCGTGATACAGGTTTAAGACGTTTTCGTGAAGGCCTTGTTTTTGTTGGTCGTAAGAATGGTAAAACAACATTAGAATCTGGTTTAGCTGATTATATGGCTGGGTTTGACGGAGAGCGAGGAGCTAACGTGTACTTTTTAGCTAATGCACAAGTTCAAGCTAGAAAATTATATGATGAGTCTAAAGCAATGATTGAAGATAGTCCTTACTTGGCTAAACGTTTTGTAACTACACGTTCTGAGATAAGATTTCCGAAAACAAATTCTACAATCGTTCCTATGTCTGCTGAAAAGAACAACAAAGACGGAGAAAATGTTCACTTTGCCGTATTCGATGAAATTCACGAATATAAAGATTATTTTTTAATTTCAGCGATGAAACAAGCCAGGGGTGCGAGATTGCAACCATTAATTATGTATATCTCAACTGCTGGATATGTTTTAGATGGTCCTTTAATGGATTTTATAGACAACGGAAAAGAAGCTTTATCAGATTATGACGCTCATGTTGACGAAAGAACATTTTATTATTTAGCTAGTTTGGATAAAGTCGAAGAAAGTGATGATCCAGAATTATGGATTAAAGCTAATCCTAATCTTTGCTTAATGGATACAGTAAACTTGATATCTGACTATATTAAGGATAAAAGAACTCCTGCTGAGTATGCTACTTGGCTGACAAAACAGTTTAACATCTTTAGTTCTACTGATGAATTATCATTTGTAACAATTGAAACTATTAATAAAAACAAACGTATAATTGATGAAGATACATTGTTAGGACGTTCATGTATAGGTGGATATGACTTATCAGAAACACAAGACTTTACTGCTACTGGTTTAGAATTTAAGTTAGATGACGGTTCAATTTTTTGGAAAATGCAATCATTTGTACCAGAAGAAAGGGTCAGAATTGATAAGAATCCTGAACGCTTGAAAGAGTGGGAAAAAGCTGGATATTTAACAATTGTTCCTGGAGAATACGTTAATTATGAATATGTTTATAATTGGTTTGTTGAGCAAGCTAAAAAATATAAAATTCAACAAATTAATTATGACCCTAACAAAGCGTTGTTTTTAAACCAATCATTACAACAATACGGTTTTAATACTAAAGTCGTTAGACAGGGTTTTACTACTTTAGGCGGTCCAATGCAAAACATGAAAGAGTTGTTACTAGACGGTAAAGTAGTAACTAATAACAATTTGATGTTTAGATGGTACTTGAATAACGTCAAGTTAGTAACAGATAGAAATAATAACTGGATGCCAACTAAACAATCACGTAATCGAAAAATTGACGGTTTCGCAGCATTACTAAACGCTCATGAATCGTTATGGGAGAACCTAAACGTCAAAGAAAAGAAAGCTAGAATAAAATTTGTCAGTTTAAGATAAGGAGGTGATGACTTGGGTTTTTGGAATAGAATAAAAAGTTTAATTACTGGAAATAAAAAATCTAGTGGACCAGTTAGTTTGAAAACAGGTAATCCTTTCCCAATAAGTTTATCTGGTTCAACATTACAAACTAACGAGACAGTATTTTCAGTAATTACTCAGTTATCTAATGCAATGGCAAGTATGCCACTAAAACTATATAAGAATTATGAAGAAGTTACAGACAGCGATTTAGCGATGGAAATAAAATATCATCCTAATCCGTCAATGACTTCTTTTTCTTTTGTTCAAAAGTTAGAAACAGACCGTAATGAATATGGAAATGCTTATGTATTGATTGAAAGGGATGAATACTGGCAACCAGTTAATTTATATCCAGTATCTCCAACTTGTGTGACGGTTATGCAAAATCAAGATGATAATTCGATTTGGTATAAGATTACAGCCACTAATGAAAATATATTAGTCTCAGAAGCCAATATTTTGCATTTTAAGCACATTTCAGGGTCAACAAGGTTACTAGGCATAAGTCCGTTAGACGTGCTAAAAAATGCCTTAGATTTTGATTTAGCGGTACAAAAATTCAGTTTATCTGAAATGTCTAAGGTAGATAGTTTTAAGGTTACTTATGGTTCAAATGTTGATGATGAGAGTAGAAAAGATGTTATTGATAATTTTAGAGCTTTTATCAGAGATAACGGTGGTGTTTTGTTTGAAGAACCTGGTGTTGAAATCAGTCAACTACCTAGAGAATTCTTATCTGGTGATTTGATTAATACCGAAAAGATAACTGATACAAGAATAGCTAACGCTTTTAATGTTCCTTTAGCATTCTTAAATCAATCTACTGTTACTAATAACGAAGATTTGATGAGTCAATTTGTACAAAGAACATTAATTCCAATTGCTAGACAATACGAGCAAGAACTAACTAATAAACTACTAACAGAACAACAAAGAAAATCTGGAATGTATTTTAAATTCAATGTTAATAGTTTATTACGTGGCAATGTTCAAGCACGTACAGCATATTATCAAGCATTAAGACGTTCTGGCATCTTAACAACTAACGATATTAGAGCGTTGGAAGATTTACCACTATCTAAAGACGAGTTTGCAGATAAATTATTTGTATCTGGTGACTTATATCCTTTAGATATGGACCCAGCACAACGAAAGGGGGTGAGTTCAAATGGTAATGGAATCAAAATTGAAGAAACCAATCAAGTATTGGGAAATGAGCAAAACCCAAGATAACATTGGCGAGATTTCAATTTATGGTGAAATTGTTTCTGAAAAATGGTTTGATGAAGAAATTTCTGCCACGTCGTTTAAAGATGATTTAGATGATTTAGGCGATGTAAAGACTATTAATTTACATATTAATTCGCCTGGTGGAAGTGTTTTTGAAGGAATAGCAATCCATAATATGTTGAAAATGCATAAAGCTAAAATTAATGTTTATGTTGATGGTTTAGCTGCATCAATCGCAAGTGTCATTGCTATGAGTGGTGACACTATTTTTATGCCTGAAAACTCAATGTTAATGATTCATAATCCATGGACGGTTGCGATGGGTAATTCAAAAGAATTACGAAAGCAAGCAGATGATTTAGACCGTATTGCTCAAATGAGTGTTAAAACTTATTTATCTAAATCAAATGGAAAGATTGATGAAGAAACATTAGTTAAATTACTTGATGAAGAAACATGGTTATCAGCTCAAGAAGCAGTTGATTATGGTTTAGCTGATGAAGTTTTGGAATCAAATAAAGCAGTTGCTAGTTTGCCAGGCGAGTTTTTAGAACGTTATAAACACGTTCCAAATCAATTAATTAAACAATCTGCTCCAGGTAATTCGATTAACCGAGAGCGACTAATTGTCAAAGCAAAAGAAAAAATTGATTATGTGAATAATACATTAGGAGGAGTTACATTATGACAGTTACACTTTATGAAAAGAAACAAAATTTAGGAACTTTAGGTTCACAATTAAAGAAAGTTAATGAAGAAATTGCAATGAAAGCAGGAGATCCGACAGTTGCTGATAAGGATTTAATGCAATTACAAGAACAATCAGAATCTTTAGAGAAACGTTATAACATGTTAAAAGAACAAGTAGAGCGTGAAGAAGCTGAACAACGTGCTAAATTCACAAAAACAAAAACACCTACTATGACAGCAGAAGAAAAATTAATTCATGCTAAGGCTGAATTTTACCGTGGCCAAAAGTTATCTTCTGACTACAAGCAAGTATTAGGTGATGACGACTCAACAACTCATGGTTCTAAGTTGTTACCAGTAACAATTGCAAATGACATCATTGCTGAACCAACTGACACTAATCCATTACGTGATGACGAATTGGTAACAGCAGTAACAAACTTAGAACGTCCACGTATTGATGTAACAATCGATGACGACTCATTTGTCAACGACCAAGAAGTTGCTAAGGAAATCGAAGTAAAAGGCGACACAGTTAAATTTGGACGTAACAAGACAAAACTTAAAGTAGCTATTTCTGAAGCAATTCTAAACGGTACTGATACAAACTTAGTAGAACATGTAAATGCTCAATTACAAGCTGGTTTAGCACGTAAAGAAAAGAAAGTAGCTTTTGCTGAAACACCAAAATCTGGTGAAGAAGAAATGAGTTTCTACTCAACTCAAAACAACATTAAGAAAGTATCTGGTTCAACTTTATTTGACGCTATTACACAAGCTGCAGGAGATATTGCAGATGAATTCCAATCTGATATTAAAGTTTATATGACACGACCAGATTACTTGAAGATGATTAAAGAATTATCTAACGGTGCAGTATCATTGTTTGGTAAGGCTCCTGAAGAAATCTTAGGTTATCCCGTTCGTTTCACTGAATTAGCTAAGAAACCAGTTGTTGGTAACTTCAAGTATGCTCAACTAAACTATGAAATTTCTTCTGCATTGTACGAACAATGGAAAGACTATGACAAGGGTGTAAACAATTTCCAATTGACAGCATGGTTTGACCACAAAATCTTATTAGCTAGTGCATTCCGTATTGCTGATGTAGTGGCGTCAAAATAGATTCCCCACAGGGCCCAGGTAATGGACCAGTTGGCAGTGGCTCAATTTCTGGACCTGATAGTGGGGTTGCCAAATTTGACCCTAGCGGAGATGTAAAACCAACTGATGCTAATACAGTAACTGAAATTAAAGCATATTTAGATGCTCATAGTATCAGTTACTCATCTAGTGCTACTAAAGTTGATTTATTAAAATTAGTTGGTTAGGTGGTGTAGATAATGGACTTGGGCCGACTAAAAAGAGCAATAGCGATTGATAGTAATGTGTTTGATGATGTACTTACATTGTGTTTGAACGCTGCTGAATCTAAGATACAAGGTTCGATTGGTACTAAGCATCCAGATTTTTATGCTGATAACTATTTGTATGATTTAGCAGTTATTCAATTAGCAGACCATTATTTTAAAAATCGTTCTGCTACAACTCAGAAAGGCGAAGTTCCTATTTTGTATGGTGTTAATGAGATAATTCTACAATTAAAGCCTGAATATCGAATTTATGCTCAAAAACAAGAAATGAGTGATGAAAATGATAGCTGAAACTGGAGATTTAACAGAAATCATTAAGATTGTACGTCCAAGAGTTCCTAAAGTTGATGAATATGGTGATGAAATAGCAACAGAAGATGAAATAATTTATCCAATGTTGTTTGCGATGCTGAGAAGCAAAAATGCTAATGACGTTGAAAAAAACTTATCCACGTTATCAACATCAGCACAATTTGTAATCAGACATAGATTCCAAAACGAGCCTAAAATCACAACTGATATGGAGTTAATCCATAACAACGAGCGTTATAAGATTAATGATTTTAACATTGACACTCAATATAAAAAATGGGACGTCATTATTTGTCAAAAATCGTTGGAATAGGTGGTGTTTTAATGAGTGATGAGTCATTTAGTATTGATGAAAACATTACTATTGAGCTAAAAAAATTAGGTGAAAAAGGTAGTAGAATTTCACGAAAAGCGGTTCGAAAAGCAATACCTATTTTTGAAGAAGCTTTAAAGAAAAATACACCTTATGAAACAGTTAGTGATCGTTCTTGGAAAGCTCAAAGACGAATGGATGAAAAAACAGGTAAGAAGTCTGAATTTAAACATATGAGAGATGATATCCAACTTAGTGGTATCGATCAGTATGGACACGTCAATGTTGGTTTTGGTGAAGATACTTACTGGCGTGTTCATTTTATTGAATTAGGGACAGTTAACCAGAAACCCAATCCATTTATTGAACGAACAGTTGAAGAAACAAAAGACGATTATTTGGATAAAATGTCTAGCATTATAAGGAGTGAATTAGGTCTATGAGAATTAGCGCTATTGATGTAGGAAATATCGTAAAGACTTTAGATGAATTCGATAACACAAATACGTTTATTATGCGTGAAGTTCCACAAACGATTTTAGAGAGTAAGAAGTTACCTTTTGCTCAAATTACTTTCTTAGGTAATAGTCCCTTCGATTATGCTAGTAACTTTAAACGTGGAGAATTATCCGAAAGTCAGATAGATATTTACGTAAAAGACAATAAAACAGGCGAAAAATTAACAAATTCAGTAGAAAAAGCACTAAAAAACAGCGATTTTGAAGTGTATTTTACTGATTTTAGCACAAATTATGAGTATGATTTTCAAGTTTTGCATTTGCGTGTAAGACGATATCAAATAATAAAGTGAGGTTATAAATTATGGCAGATAATAAATTTGCAATTGGTACGGTTGGATTCAATCGTATTTTGTTCGGTATCATGGACGACAAAGAACAAGTAACAAAAGTAGTTGCTATTGATGGTAATTCTGGTGGTGCTGTAGAACTTAAAACAAGTGGTTTTCAAGGTCAATCTAACACTGTTTATGGTTCAAACATTGCTTATTATGTGTCCGATGCTGGTACAGGTACTGGTAAAGTTGAAATTACAGCCGTTGAATTACCTAGTGATGTAGCAACAGAAGTATTAGGTGACAAGTTAAACAATGGAATTTTAGAAACTTACTCAACAGTAACACAACCATATTGTGCAGTTATTGCTGAAGCGGAAGATTTACAAGGCAAGAAGATGTGGATTGGAATTGCTAAAGCTAAGTTTGCTACTGTTGACGCTGACGACTTAAAAACATCAGAAGATAAAGGTAAAACACCTAACAATGTATCTATTTCTGGTTCTGCAATTACTAGACGTTCAGATAAATTAGTTAAAGCTAAGGGTTCCGAAACATCTGGAGCTACATTTGAAACTTTTGTAGCTAAGATGTTCCCTGGATTTAAAGCTGTTGATACTATCACAGAAAATGCAGTAACAAATCCAGCTTTAGGTGATGGAGGCGGTCACTAATGATTTCAATTAAACTATATGATCCAGAAACAGATAAGGTAAATTACTATGAACAACGTAAAATTAACTTTGGAAAAATTAAGAAAATTCTTGATTTTAACAAAGATATTGAAGAAAAATCAGCACGCTTACGTATTTTAGAAGATAAATTAACTAATGGTGTTGTTTTGACAAAATCAGAAGAAAAAGAGTTTGTTTCTTTGTCTGGAGAAAATGAAGTTGGTATGTTAGAACCAATGATTGATATTGTAGTTGATTTATTCAACAACCCTAGTGTTACTAAAGAAGCTATTTATAATGGCTTAGATTTACAAGATGGTGTTGAAACATTACGTACAATCATGAGCGATGCAATGGGTGGAGCTAATAAAGACAACTCAAAAAAATAACATCGTCCGAAGCACTTGAGACTTTAGATGATATAACTAAGCAATTAATGGAAAATGGAATCCCATTTCAAGATATTGAAGATATGGATAGTGAAGCTTTCTTTAAATACTTAGAACGTAAATCTGAAAGTAATAGTAAATTAAGTGCTGAGGAATTCTATAATCAATTTTAGAAAGGAGGAGTACATATGGCGGTAGGTAGACCATTAGGATCAATGGTTGTTTCTTTAGGTTTAGATTCAGTCAAATTTACAGATGGTTTAAAGTCGATTCAAAATCAATTTAGATTAGCTAAGTCTGAAATGCGTGCTAATCTAGCTGAACTATCTTCAACTGGTACAGCTTATGAAAAAGCTAGTGCGAAAGTTGAAGGATTAACGAAAATTATGGACGTTAATAAACGTAAGATTGAATCTCTTAGAGAAACATATCAAAAACAAGTAGAAATGCATGGTGAATATTCTACTTCTGCAATGCGTACAGCCTCCAAAATCAACGATGCAGTTAGAATTCAAGAAAACTATAGACGTCAATTAAATGACGCTAAAGTCGCAATGAATGAAGCTAAAAGAGGAACTGATAGCCTTAGAGTTTCTTTAGAAACATTGCAAAAAACAACTACCGCTAATATTACTGGCTTACAAGCACAAGGTAAGACTAATGAAGCTAATTTAGTTAAATATCGTAGTTTGAAAGAAGAGATTCAGCAATATAATCGTATTCTTGATGATGAAAAAGCTAAATTAAAAGAATTAGTTAATGTTAAAGGTGCTGACGCTAGAGAAACCCAGGAACAAAAAGTAAAAGTTGCTGAGTTGAATGCTAAGATTCAGCAATCACAAGCTGAATATGATAAGTTGAATAAAACTTATAAGAATGTTTCAACTTCAAGCGCAATTTTGAGAGACCACATGGATAAATTAAAGCAGAGCATACAATCTATAGGACGCAATATGACACAATATATTACAGTACCCGTTGTGGGAGCATTTACCATGAGTGCTAAGTCAGCGATGGATTTTGAATACCAATTACAAGATATTCGTAAGGAAGTTGAGGCACAATCAGGTTCCCTTAAAGAAACAGACAAAATCATGAAAGAAATGAGTTCTGATGTTTTAAAGTGGTCTAAGCAATATGGTGTTGGAACTAAAGAAATCAACGAAGGTTTATTCAGTTTAATTTCTAACGGCTATAGTGCTAGAGTTGCTTTAGGTATGATGCCTGAATTACTTAAAACAATGACGGCTAATGGAGATAAAGCAGGAAAAACAATTGAACTTACTTCTTCTTTAATGGAACAATTTGGATTAAATACTGGTTCAACAAATAGTCAAATTCGTTCTGGTAACTCTTTAATGAACCAAATGACTGAGATAACTCATAAAACGGCTTTGAATCTAGATGACTTGGGAACAATTTCCGCAAACGCCGGTGCTGCTTTGCATGGTATGCATATCAATACTGCTGATTTCTTGACGGTAGCTGGTAAATTGCGTTCAGCTGGTATCGATGCTAGTTCTGTTGGTACAGGTTTATCATCTATGCTTACAAGAATAGCTACAGGTACAGGCGCGGCAGCTGCTGATTTAAAAAAATATAATATTGCTGTATATGATAGTCACCACAATATGAGAAGTATGTTAGATATCGTTGGAGACATGAAAAAAGCTTATTCAGGTATGAATGATGAAGAACGTCAGAAATTTTTATATGATGTTATGGGGCAAGAAAACATGAAAGTTGGTTCAACTTTGATGAATGCTCATATATCAGATTATCGTAAACTTTCAAAAGAAGTTTCCAATTCAAATGGTGTGGTTGATAAATATAATAAAACTATGAGAAGCACATCAGAGTTTTCTGTTCAAGAATTTAAATCATCGTTAAATTCATTAAGCATTAGTTTAGGGCAAAAGTTATTACCTACACTTACTCCAGTAATTAAAGGATTAACATCTATGGTTAATCGTTTTGCTAAATTACCAAGTCCAGTCAAAAACTCGATTCTTGTATTAACTGGATTAGCTGCAATATTAGGCCCTATGGCAATCGGAATAGCTGCTTTAATTACTTCTGTTGGAAAAATAAGAACTGTGATGAACGGTCTAAATATAGCTAAGAAAATAAAAGATATTGCTAATTCGTTTAAGCTATTAACAATATTAAATCCTACAACTCTAGGTATAGGAGCTGTTATAGCATTAGGTGCTGCTTTTGTCTTGGCTTATCAGAAGATTAAACCGTTTAGAGAGTTCATTAACGGAATCGGTAAGGGTATCATGAATAGTTTGAGACCAGTGATTAACATGGTAGGAACAATAGGTAATTCATTTAAAAAATTATTTAATGCAATGAAAACATACTTTAGTGAGAATGGATTATCGTTCCTGCAGGCTTTTGCAAATGTATTTAAAGTTGTAGCTATAGCAATTGGAGCATCAATGAGTAGAATTATCGTAATAATTAAAGTTGCTTTAAATCTGATTAAGAATATATTCAGCACAACTTGGGGTAGTATTGAGCAAATCGTTGGTGGTGTATTTACTGCTATTGGTGGACTACTCAAGGTATTTGCTGGTTTATTCACTGGTAATTGGCAACTACTTTGGAGCGGTGTTAAGGATATTTTCAGTGGTATTTGGAATACATTCAAAGGAATCGTTGGCGGTGTAATTAACGTAATCATTGGGATTGTAAACTCTGGTATTGACGGTATTAACTGGCTATTAGATAAATTTGGTGCTAAACAAGTAAAAAAGCTAAGTCCAGTTAAGTGGGCTACTGGTACTACTAGATATTACCCTAATGGTTTACCAGAAACACAGTTAGCAATGGTTAATGATGGTGGTAAACGTGAAGCAATTGTATATCCTAACGGTCAAGTTGGTATGTTCAAAGGAATGAATGTAACGACAATCTTGCCTAAAGGTTCTCATGTTATCAATGGTGATGATACTGAACGTTTAGGATTAGATAACTATCCAGACATGCATTATTACGCTAAAGGGACTATTAGTTTTGGCTCTATTTGGAATGGTATTAAATCTGGAGCTAGCAAGTTATGGGATGATGTTTCAGACGGTGTTAAATTAGCTAAAAATATTGTTTCTCATCCTATTGAAGCTTTAGAGAGTGCTTTTTCTAGTTCATTGAAGATTGGAAAGAGTGTTCAATTTGCAATAGATACCGCTAAGGGCTTAGGTTCATTCATTATCAAGAACATCAAGAATGGTATTGTTAAGGAAATCAAGAAATGGATAGACTCTAACGAAGATGAAGGAGATTCCAATTCAACAAGTCCTAAACCAACTGGAAGTCATAAGCATTGGATGGAACAAGCTGGTATTCCTAAATCTTGGTATGAAGATTTGAACTGGATTATCAATCATGAATCTGGTTGGCGAGTAAATGCAACTAACCCTGGTTCTGGTGCTTATGGTATTCCACAATCATTACCAGGTAATAAAATGGCTAGCGCTGGTAAAGATTGGCGAACAAATCCAATTACTCAATTGAAATGGATGTATTCATACGTTAAAGGAAGATATGGCAATGCATCTAATGCTAAGCATTTTTGGCAAACTCATAATTGGTACGCTAACGGTGGCTTTGTTACTCAAGAACAAATCGCTCATATTGCAGAAGGTAACAGACCAGAAGCAATCATTCCATTAACAAATCGTACTAGAGCAATGCAAATTTTAGCTCAAGTTCGAGATAAATATGGTCTTTCAGCTGGAAATGTTGTTTTAAGCGGTGGTAAACAAGATAATACAGATTTATCAAATTTAGAAAGAAAATTTGATACTGTTATCAGTTTGTTAGGACAAATCGCAGGCTTGAGTGCTGAACAGGTTAATGCTTTAAAAGCTATGAAACCTAGTCCAAATTTTGACAAAAAGAAGTTCTATCAAGATATGTTTAGAGACCAAACTATTAGTAATTATATGAATATGTGAGGTGATAGTTTTTGGAGAAACTTTATTTAAAAATTGACAATCAAGATGAATTTGATATTTGCGAAAAAGTTCAAGGACTGCATTTTTTAAGTGATGATTCCACACCAGTTACTACTAATCAATTTTTAGAAATTAGTGGTGCAGACGGTAGTCAATTCCAATATGCAACTTTTGGTAAATATCAAGTAGTAGCTAATTTCTTTTTAGAATTTAAATCATGGGAAGATTATAAATTAGCTAAACATCAAATCAATCGTATTTTTGCTACTAAAAAATTAATTAGGATGAGAACTAACGTTGAGAGTGCAATTGTTAGATATGTATATCCTAATTTTCCAGAAATTAAACCTATTCAAGATGGTGCTAATAGTTCTACTTTCTCAGTTAATTTTGACAATCCTAGTGGATATCGATATTCAATCGATAGGAGCGATGAAATAACTAGAGTTCAATATGGTATGTATTTGTTAGATGATATTTATCCAGAATATCGTTTTACTGATAAACTTTTTAGGGTTTACAACCCTAGTGATATACCAATCGACCCTTATCTTGCCAAACACGATTTAAAAATCATCAGTAAGTTTAGTGGTAGTTCTTTAAAAATCACTAATACAACTAATGGAACTAGCTGGAGTTATAATAAATCATCTAATGGCAGTGAAACTGTTTTATTAGACGGAATCGTAACAACTGTTAATGGAAACCCAGCAACAGTTAATACAGATTACGGTCATATTGTGTTAAATACTGGATGGAATGATATTGTTGTTAGTGGCACGAATAGTAACGATATCACGTTCAGTTTTCCATTTATTTATATCTAATGTTTCAAGGCAAGATTTTAGTTCAAGGAGTTAATCGTGCTGAAAAAGAACCCTTGAATTTATTTGACCCTAAGTCTGTACAAATTCAATGGGAAGTAAATCAGACTTGGAGTTTACAATTTACTGCATACAATGACGGAAGCTTAGCTTATCAAATGTTGGAAAGTGAAGCTTCTATTTTTTTGAATAATCAAGAATATATTATTAAACAAGTTGCTGATGACTCATCTAGTGGATTAGATAGTGTTCAAGTAACAGCCACCCACGTTTATTTTGAAGTTCAAAAAATTAGAAAATATAAGGATTACATTGACCCGATAGACAAGGATAAGCAAACGGATGTTAAAGTTCTAAAAACTGATTCTACTAAATCTGATGATAGCGATAATACTAAAACAGACACAAACGAGAAAACAGAAGGTAATACAACAACTAAAATAACAACTAAAACCACTGATGAAACACAGCAGGATAATCAAAATCAAGTAACTTATTCAATTCAAGATGTGTTAGACCATTGGTTGAAAGATAATAATCTTGGTTTTACCTATGAAGTGATTGGTAGTTTTGAGAAAAAAGAATTAGAAGAACTAAAAGACGGAACTGGGGCTGATATGTTATCTAAGATTTCTGATACTTGGAATAATGCAATTATATATCCAGATAATCGAAAAATTAGAGTGTATTTAGCGGATAAATTTAACCTAAATCGTGGTAATAGAATAGATTACTTAAATAATGCAAATGAGATTAAATTTAGTACTGATTCAACATCATTAACAAATATGGTTTATTGCATAGGTGGTAAATATTCTGTTGAAACCACAACAGAAACTACTACTACTATGACGACTACTACAACGAGTGGTGGTTGGGGCTGGCCTTTTCCAGATGTAGGGGAAGGTAATTTCATGCAAGTCCAAAGGTTTGGTAACGATGGCGGATATCGTCAAAACGGTTTTCATGATGGATTAGATTTTGGCTCTGTAGATCATCCGGGGCGCGATGTTCATGCTATTCATGGTGGAAAAGTTACAATCAAGTCCTATATGGGTGGGCTTGGAAATTATGTTGTTATTTCTGGCGGAGGGTACAATGTTGTTTACCAAGAAGCATTTTCAAGTGCTAGCAATATCATAGTTAATGTGGGAGATACAGTTAAAGTTGGTGATGTTATTGGCTATCGTGATACAAATCATTTACATGTTGGAGTAACTAAGGCAGATTTCAACGTTGCTGTTGGCAAGTCATTTACTAATGATGGAACTTGGTTAGATCCACTAGAATTAATTAAGAATGGTCCTAGTGATACTGACACTGAAACATCATCAGAAACTAATTCAAACTCAAATACGCAAGAATACTATTATTTTGCACCGTTTATTTATCGTGATGAAGAGTCTATCAAGAAGTATGGTGAGCATCCAGCGGAACCAATTGAGGATGGCAGATTTAAGGACAAAAACGCAATGATTGAGTATGTTAAAACTAAGCTACAACCAGAACCGTCATTATCTATTGATGTGACAACAACTACTGACATCAAACCGATAGCTGGAGATGTAGTTCATGTCATGGTTAAATCACAAAACATATCAACAAATTTTACCTTAACTGGTTTTACTTGGTATCCATATTCATATACAGTTGATAATTCAACATCAATTACATTGAATTCTAATGTTCAAAATATTCTGGATTATCAAAATTCAAGACAAAGACAGTTTAGTAAGGCTATATCTAAATTGAAGAGCTCCACAAATGAAATAGTTAATAATGTTAATAATTTTAATGAATACGGTGGAAATCAACAGTTGCAAACATGGCTAAATGATTTTGTTGGAGGTTAGGTTATGAATATTTGGGAATGGATAGAAAAATTAACACAAGCTTTGCAGAGATTGAATAGCAGAATTATAGTAATTGAGAATGTACTTTTTGATGATAAGACAAATCCAGATACACCTAAACCACAACATATTGGCAAGATTATTGATGTGTCTGAATGGCAAGGTGTAATTGATTGGCCTAGTGTGATAGCTGATGATGTTACTTTAAGTATTATCCGAGTTCAACATGGTTCTGCTCACCAAGATTTGAAGTACATGGAGAATTTGCAACAATGTATTTCAGCTGGCGGAAAGTATGCAGTATATGCATATTTTGCTGCTACATCTACATCAGACGCTCAACAAGAAGCTAGAGATTTTTATAACAGAACACAACAGGTTGTCGCAGGTAAGCAACAGCCTATTTTTTATGCGATTGATGTTGAAAGTATTGAGATGAGTGGAGATGTTACTCAGATGAGAGCGGGGGTTGAGGCTTATATGTCACAACTCAATGCTTTAGGTGTGCCAGATAACAAGATTGTTTTGTATATTGCTAATCATTTGTACGATAAGTTCAATTTGAATGTCGCGCGTCCTGGTGCGATTTGGATACCAAGTTACGGACAGAATGATGGAACATTGGCTAATAGTTTAAAACCTACACACCCATATGACTTGCATCAATTCACAAGTAAAGGTAGCGTTAGTGGGATTACTGGAAATGTAGATATGAGTGCAGAACCAAGTGAGAGATTTAAGGAGTTGATATTTAGTGCTTAGTTGGAATGA